TTGGTGCTTATACAAATGCAACTGATATGCCTTTTAGATTTATACCTTGTATGGTTTCAGGATTAACTTATTATTTATCCATGAAGTATGCTCCACAATTAACTCAACAAATGAAATTAGTTTATGAAGATGAATTTCAAAGAGCATTACAAGAGGACGGTTCAGCTTCAAGTACATTTATTACACCTAAAGCTTATTACCCAGGAACTTAATGTCTAAGTACGCAACAGGAAAACATTCAAAAGCTATATCAGATAGATCGGGTTTAGAATTTCCATATAGAGAAATGGTCAGAGAATGGAATGGTTCTTTTGTTCATTACACAGAGTTTGAACCTAAGCAACCTCAACTTGAACCTAAACCAATAGGTGGTGATGGTGTTGCATTACTACAAGTAAGACCAGATAGAACAGAACCTATTACAACTGTTATGTTACCACAAGATCCTTTTACAACTTACCAAGCAGGATCCGGAGTATTAAATGTTTTTGCACCTGGACATGGTTTAACAAACGGCACAACTTATTTATTTAGAGGTGCGCCTACAACATCACCAGGAACAGGAACATCAACTAATCCTGTTTTTGCTTACGCAGCAATTCCAAACTTTGATGGAATTACTGGAGCACAAATAACTCAAGGATCTGGTTATGCAATTACAACTGGACTTTTTGATAATGGTGTAAGAGTTACAACAGATTATGCTTTGTCTAATTTCTTCTTCTTTACAGTTAATGCAGATACTGCTACAACAGGAAATATAAAAGGAGGAGGCTACGGTTGTTCCGTTGGTCCTATAACTATAACACCATGATTAAAAAATTTATTAATTGGATTAAAAATATATTTAAACCTGAAAGACAAGATCCTCATCTTGAAATGTATGAAGAATTAAGATCTGATAAAGCAGAAAAAATAAATAAAAAATATAGTGGAGATTCTGAGTAATGGCTTACACTTTAGCAAACTTACAAGATGATGTTAGAAATTATACAGAAGTAGATGACTCTGTATTATCTAACACTATTCTAGATACTATAATTAAAAATGCAGAAAACAGAATTTATAGAGAAGCAGATTCTGATGATAATAGATTTTATGCAACATCTAACTTAGCAGCTGGTAGTAGATATGTGACTATACCATCTGATTTAAGATTTATTAGATATGTGCAGTTAACAGATTCAAATGGAGATCAAACTTTTCTAGAAAAAAAAGACACGTCTTATATGTCAACTTTTTATGACACACCTGGAACTGCATCTGGTATACCTAAGTATTACGCTAACTGGGATGCTAATTTTTGGGTAGTAGCACCTACACCAAATGCAACTAATTTAATAACTTTGGCCTATACAAAACAACCTCAAAGTATTACAACAACAACTGGAGCTACTCCACCAAGCACAAACGGTACTTATACATCTAATAAATATCAGGATTTACTTTTGTATGCTTGTCTGGTAGAAGCATATGGATACTTGAAAGGTCCCGCAGATATGTTACAATACTACGAAGGATCTTTTAAAAGAGCTTTACAATCGTATGCGATCGAACAACAAGGTCGTAGACGCCGAGACGAATATCAAGATGGTGTTATTCGAACTCCTTTAAAATCACCATCACCATAAATAAATTAAGGAGATAATTAAATGGCAAATATAGTACCTGACTCTTTTAAAACAGACCTACTGAAAGGAACTTTCAATTTCAATACAGGTGGGACTTCTTTTAAACTTGCTTTGTATACATCTTTGGGAGGATTTAGTACTTCTACACCTGCTTACACTACCAGTAATGAGGTTTCTTCATCTGGAACAAGTTATTCAGCTGGTGGAAATGCATTAACTAATAATGCTGTAAGTATAGGAAGTAATGTTGCATTTGCAGATTTTCAAGATTGTACTTTTTCATCTGTAAGTTTAACAGCAGTAGGAGCACTGATTTATAAAGATGGCGGATCTAATAATGCTGTATTAGTTTTAGACTTTGGCGGATCAAAAACTGCAACTAACGGTGATTTCGTTATTCAGTTTCCAGCTGCAGATTCATCTAATGCAATTATAAGACTCGGCAACGCGTAAAATTTTTGGAGTAGTAAATGACAGCTTTTGTAATTAACGATAGAGTTAAGCAATCAACTACGACTACTGGAACAGGAACAATAGATTTAACTGGTACTTTTACTAGTGAAGGTTTTGAAACATTTGTTTCCGGTATCGGAGATGGTGTGCAAACTTATTATGCCATCGTGCATGATGGTACAACTGACTTTGAAGTTGGTACTGGAACTGTAACAGACGCAGCAACTGATACTCTTTCAAGACCTTCTAATGCTACAGTTATTTCATCTTCTAATAGTGATAACTTAGTAAATTTCGGTGCAGGAACTAAAACTGTATTCTGTACATTGCCAGCTAAGAAAACTATTTCTCCAGTAATGGATGCAACACCTTTTGTTGTAACTCATGCTTCAACTTTAAGTCTTAATCAAACAATGGACTCTGGAGTTCTTGCAGGACCAGTCACAATTTCAGGAACACAAACAGTAACAGGAACATTGGTAATTATATAATGAGTCAAGTAGAAGTAGATAAAGTAATACCTCAATCAGGAACTACACTTACTATTGGTGACAGCGGTGATACTGTTACTATACCTAGTGGAGCTACACTAGCAATAGCAGGTTCAGTATCTGGTTTTACTTCTGCTGGTATAGATGATAATGCAACGTCTGTTGCTATAACTATTAATTCATCAGAGCAAGTTGGGATTGGAACTGCATCGCCATCACAACTACTTCATGTTTACTCTACAGGAAATGACATTGCAAGAATTGAAACAAATCAAACTGAAGGTAGATTATCTTTAAAAGATGCTACTGGAAATGCAATTTTAAAATTTAGAAATGATTATAGATTTACAAATTCAAGTGGAGAGTTAGCAAGGCTTAATTCGTCAGGAAATTTTGGTATCGGAACTTCAGCTCCTGCAACTACACTTCATATTGCAGGTGGTATACCAAAATTTAGAATACAAGATACAGACGTAACTAGCCAAGCATTTGATATTAGAGGTGCAGGTGCAGATATTCATTTTGATTTAGACCCAAACAATGCTGTTGCTAATGGAGATTTAAAATTTGATATAGATGGAAGTAATAAGATGATTGTAAGGTCATCTGGTAATGTTGGTATCGGAACTTCATCTCCATCACAATTATTACATTTAAAATCAACTACTAATGAAAAACCAAATATTTTAATAGAAACTGAAAATGCTGGTGCTAATGGTGGTAGACTTGATTTTTTACACAAATCATCTTCTCCAGCAGACGGAGATTTATTAGGAGATATTACTTTTGGTGGTTATTCAGATAGTGGTACTCCACCATCAGACTTTGCAAGATATGTAATGATAAAAGCATTTGCAGAGGATGTTAGTAATAATGCTGAAAAAGGCAGATTAACTTTCTCAATTCATAGTGGTGCAAGTAATGAAAACAATCTTGATGTTTTAACTTTAAATGGAACTAAAGTTGGTATCGGAACTACAAATCCAGATTCTCCTTTAGATATTCTTACTAGTGGAAATAGTGGATTAGAAGTAAATGCAGGAACAAGTTCTGCTCATAGAATTTATTTAGGAAACACAGGTGGTACTTCTGTTGTAGGTACATTAAGTAACCATGATTTTGGATTAATTACTAATGGTTCAGAACGTATGCGTATTCCAAGTGGGGGTGGCTTACTTGTTGGTAAAACAAGTGCTAACATTGCTACAGCTGGATTTGAAATTTCTTCTGGTGGAGATTTTTCAGCAACAAAATCTGGTAGTACAATCGCACAGTTTAATAGATTAACAAATGATGGAGATGTTGTTAGAATTAAAAAAGATGGAACTACAAAACATGTATTTACAACAACTGCTTTAGGAGTTGGAACTTCATCGCCTGGCTCTCCTTTAACTGTAAGTGGTGGCACAAACAGTACAGTTGCAAATCTTAATAATAATGTTTCAGCAACAACTGATGTATCTAATACATTATTACTCCAAACTAATTCTACTGGTTCAGCAGGAGTTGGCTTTGGTTTAAGTATAGCTTTTAATGGAGAAAGAAATGATGGAGCAACACAAAGATATGGTAATATATCTTGGGAAGCAAGAACAAACTCTGGCACATCTTTAGCTACTGATTTTTTCATTAGTCATTATAATGGTACTCAAACATTTAGAGTTAAACAAAATGGTAGAATTGTTAGAGATACAACTTCAACATCTTCTGGTCATGGAAATTTTGTAGGCGAAGTTGGTGCTAGTTCTAAAGCATTAGCTTTTGAGCATACTAATGGTGGTGGAATTGTTGGAAGTGTTACAACTGGTTCTTCATCAGTTGCATATAATACATCTTCAGATTACAGACTTAAAGAAAACATTGTTGAAATTACAGATGCAACAACA